AAGTCAGCCGGTCACGTCCGTAAGGAATTAGACGGGAAGCTTGATGATGCCTTTAAGACTTTCGGTGAGAACATCAAGACTAACTTTGAGGAGTCAGTAGGTAGCCTAGCTCAGATCGTGATAGGTGCTGAGGACAAAATCAAAGAGCTAAAGGATCAGCTTAAAGATACAGATGACAGCGATACCCGGAGCGATATTAGAGATCAGATAAAAAAGCAAGAGGAGATACTTAAAGCTCGTGAGGACTTTGAGGAGCGACAAGCAGAGCGTATTATTGCTATCCGTACCAAGCTAGAGGAGGCAGGCATCGATGCCACAAAGGCAGGCTTAGACTCACTGCTTAATGTTCGTACCCTAGAGGAGCAGATAGAAGAGGAGCGACGTCTAGCATCACTCGATGAGTTCACTCGCTTTGAGGAGCAACAGAGCAGAAAGCTCATACTCCTTACTGATGCTTTCATCACTGAGACTACTCTACTTCAGGAGAAGATCGCTACACAGAAGAGCTACGAGGCTGATCTTACAGCCTAACTAGCAAGCGAGGACTCTAAGCGACTAGAGAATACTGAGGTATGGGCACAGGCTACTATCGACAAGTATGCAGAGGTAGCCAAGTCTCTACAAAACCTCCTCTCTACACAGGGTCAGATTAAAAACCTGCAGGTAGGAGCAGTAAGCCCGGTATCTCCCTCTTCAGTTGTGCATAATGGTCGAGCAAGCACAACACCTCAGAGCAATACCACAAACAACAGCACTAACATCTCTGCTCCTGTTACGATCAATGGTCAGAACGTAAACAATCTATCTGCAAAAGAGATCAGTGCTATAATGGGATTTGAGCTAAATAAGTTTATTCGCTAGGTATGATAGGAACACCAATCACAATTAAAAATCATGATACCGGCGAGGAGATTATCCTAAACGATCATGTTACCGATGAGAGCAATGTCATTGCTCTTCAGTCTTTTCCTAGTTTTGAGAGCGACATACGAGCAAACAATCAGCCTAGACAGGGTGCTCATGGAGAGTTCAGACTCCCCTACTACTACTCAGGAATGAGTATCGTACTTCAGGGCGTGATAGTGGGAGAGGGAGCAGATGAGGGTAAGGTATGGGAGATTAAAAAGCAGTTCGATCAGATCATGAAGATGTCTAGGAGTGGCTATGCTAAGACTAATACTAGCGGTACTTTCCCTCCAATGTCTCGTAATACTGTACGCCTATCCTTTACTACTCCAAGTGGAGAGGACGTCTTTATAGATGCCACTCCTATTAATGCGGTCAGCTATGATCGCCCTCTAAAGCAGAAGTTTCTCCTTAATTTTCAAGTGATCCTCAGGGCTAATTTCCCTTATCTTTTGATAGTAGATGATGTGGCTAATGTAGAGACAGGCTCTCTAGGCAGTATTGTCAAAGGCTTTCAGCTAGGTACTTCAGTGCCTTTCTCTCTTGGTGAGTCTCAGATAACAGGTGAGATGACTATCACTATGGAAGCTCCGGGCTTTGCTCAGGTAACTCT